TCGTCACGCTTTCGCCCATGCTCGTGACGTCGACCAGCTGCGTGCCGCCTAGCGTGCCGGTGTTGAGCACGCCGAACGTAGCGTTGTCCAGCTGGAACGGAGTCCCAAAGTTGGCCGTCTGCTCAAAGCCCACGAGGATTTGCAGGGTGGGCGCACTCATGCCGGGGCGAACACCGGGCCGCTGCGCCGCTGCGCCTTCTGAATTGCCTCAATGATCTGCTGGCCGATCTGGTCAGGGTTGGCCACAAGCCCCGCTTGCACGTTGATCGTCATGCCCATACCCATGCCAGCGTTACGGCCACTAAGCGGGATAACGGCTTCCGGTCCGGCCTCACCGATCAGGGCAAGTGTGGGCTGGGTGACAATGCCACCCCTCGCAAGCCGGGGAATCTCGCCAATCTCCCCGATGGGATTACCCGGCAGGATTGCGTTGATTTTGCGGGAGCCTGCGTTCACCTTGCGAATGCCAGCGTTCACCAGGTCGATGCCCTTGTTGACAATGGCCTTCAACCCAGACACAAGCCCGGTTGCCGCTGTTTTGAACCCTTCGATGATGTAGTCGACGATTTTCTCCCCAATGCCCTTGATGTCCCCGGCTATGCCTTCCACCTTCTCACCTAGGACCTTTGCAAATCCCTTGATGTTTTCCCACGCGGCATCAGCAAGGCCGGTCACGCCTCTCACCGTGTAGGTGATGATGCGCCCGCCCAGCTCTACCAAGCCTTCAACCCACGCCACTGCAAGATTTTTTAGCGCCTGGGGGAGCCCGGTGATCTTTTCCCACACCTTTGCGGCAATGTCGGCGACGCCCTCGGCAATCTTGCTCACGATGGTCTTACCAATGTCCAGCACGGCGCCGCCGATCAACAGCGGGAACGCCAAGATTGTGGTCTTGATGCCGTCCAGCACGCCGCCGATGGTGGTTTTCAGGCCCTCCCACACTCGGGAAAAATCACCGGAGATAAGGCCCTTGATTACCTCTAGGACGCCCTGAATGGTGTCCCACGCGGCCACCACCGGCCCCTTCAGGTAGTCGACAACAATTTCAACAGCCTTTTTGACTCCCTCCCACGCGCCTTCCACGATTTTCCGGAAGGTTTCCGACTTCTTGTAGAGGGTGATGATGCCGACGGTCAGGCCGACCACGGCGAGGATGATTGCGCCGATGACCAGAGCGACAGGGTTGAGCGCAAGGATCGCCATGACGATGTTGAGGCCAATCACGGCAACCGACAGGCCCGCCACCGCGCCGGCGAGGATCAGGAACACCTTGGGGTTATTTTGTGCCCAGTTCCCAAACTTCTGAATGACCGGCAGGATTTTTTCCACCGCCGGGAGCAGGGCCGCGCCCACCGATTCCTTGGTTTCGTCTAGGGCAATGCCCAGCCCCTTGAAGCGTCCCGCTGCCGTTTCGGCGCTGGCAGCTGCGTCACCCTTGAAGGTCTTAGCCAGGACTGCAATGGCTTCCTCTGCTGTCGCGCCATTCTTGACCAGTTCCTTCATGCGGGGGTCTAGAGCATTCAGGCCGCGTAGGTTGCCCGCGTAGGCCTTCGAGAGAGCCTCAGACACCTGTGCAAGTGGCTTACCCGTACCGGCGGCGACGTCCAGGGCCAGCCCCAGCCCCTTTTGTGCTTCGGTGAGGCTTCCCGTACCCCGCGCGAGGATCGCAAGCGCGGGTCGGAGCTCATCATCCGAAACGGCAGCGGCCTGTGATGTCTTACTAATGAAATCTTCAACAGCCGAAACCTGATCCTTGGTGGCTTTTGTCGAGGTCGTCAACGTGCGGGCGAGCTGCTGTTGTGCCGCCTGGTCCTCAATAGCCGCCTTGGTCGCGTCCACTGCTGCGGCCCCAAGCGCGGCAAGCGCAATGCCGGCGGGGAGCGCCGCTTTCTTGATTGCCAATCCGGCCTTAGCGCCGGCGCCTTCCATGCGCTGAAACTGGCGGATTGCCTTATCGGTTCCGGCACCGTTGAAATCGGTGATGATCGGGATGGTGATAGCCACTAGCGCACCTTCCTCTGAACGATCTTTTCAGCATCTCGAACGATGCCGTCAACGCCTGCGAGGATTTGCGGTGCGTAGCGGTCGTAGGTTGGCCACAGGACGCGAGCATTACGCGCCCGGAGATTCGACCCAAACCTGTTACCCGTCCCGGCAACCTCAAAGATTGCCCCGCCAACGTTCCCCTGGGTGATGTAAACCACGCTGTTGGCATTGCGCCGTGTCGAGGTCTTGACCTTGACGCCCGAACGGACCTTCGACGCATCCCACGGAAACTTCTGGGAAGCACCCTGCGTCCAGCTACGGGACATTCCCGACATGGGCTGGAACGGGTAGGCGCTCTTTGCCGCGCCAATCATGGGCGCGACCACGCCGCGAATGCTCTTGTTGAACTCTTTGCGGTGCTCTGGGTCAATCTGCCGCAGGGCCTTAATGGTGTCTTTGACACCGACCACTTCTATTTTGGCCGCTGCGGGCATTACCTACGGGACTCCTGGAGTACGTCCATCACGGTATTTAGGTCTTTCATGGTGAACGTTACATCCGGGGGCCAGAAACCAGTCTGCGCCAGCACGACGGCTAACGCACGGCTTACTGTCCCCCGTCCGTAGGGTTTGAATCGGCGGGTACGTCCCCGTCGATTACTTCGAGGTCCTCGACTACATCAACGAACTCGTCGAACGTTTTTGGTACGGCTATGCCTGCCGTGGACGCTGCCTTCCATGCAAGGAACGCGATGTATTCGAGCCGGGGCGCCATTTGTAGAACCTGCGCCGACACGTTGAAGTGCCGCTCGAACGCAATGGTGTTCCGAATAGATGCAATGTCCACGACATGCTTAGCCGTGCCGATGGTGAAACTAATGTTTCCCGATACTGCCGACGTTTCCGCCATGTGTTCCCCCTGGTTACTTGTTAGGTAGTGACGTCACGGACCCAAGTGCCGCCGCTGAATGACACTTCCATCACTTGGAGCTCGCCCACCGTGTAGGTGATGGGATAGTTGCCGATCATGGTGTCACTGATGAGCCACTCGGGGTTATTGGCCGCCGGTGCGCCCGCATCCTTACGGATCACGATAGCCGTGTCACCCGCGCCCAGCTCTGCGGCAACGGTGTTCTCCACGCTGTTGGAGCCGTAATCGACGTACAGGGTGATGGTGCCCTCAACAGTCTGAAGCCCGCCGGCGAAACGCTCGCCACCGTCGCCAAACGCGGTAGAGGTCAGAGGCGCCTGCCCCAGCGTGAGGCTAACGGCGCTGCACTGATCGGCCAGCTGCACGCCACCAATGGTGAGGCTCGCCGGCTGTGAGAGGTAAACGGTTGCCGCCATTGGGGCTAACTCCTTTGTGTTCCGACCCGAACCGTGAGGTCATAGGTCGGGATTTGCTGTTCACCGATCTGCATGAGTCCGGGAAACCCTCGGATGAGGGAGATCCCGCTGTTCATGATCGTGTCGGCTGTGGTGATGAGGTAATCAACTGCGTCCTGATTGCCCGGTGGGGCCGCAAGGATCTTGATGCCGATTTCAATGTCGGCAATGTTTGAGTTGAAGCAGGTGAACGTTGGCGGCTCCACTAGCACGGTGATGGGCCGCGCATTGCGAATGTCCGTCACCACCTTCAGCCCTAGGGCCGTGAGAGAGGTGACGACGGTTGCCTGTGCATCGGCAAAGATTCCGGTGGCTGTCATGCCACCTGCGAACGGTTGATACCCAGCAGGCGGTTGATCTGACCGCTGGAGCCGAACGGCACCGGGTTGCCCATCTGCTCAAAGGATGAGAAGGAATCGACAGACCCGCGTTCGCGGTACAGGGTGGCCGCATACATCACGGTCCCTAGCTTTGCGTCGTCACCTGGCGCAGTGGTGAGGCTGTCAAAATAGCCCGCTTCCCGGCGCCGGCGGTATGCGTAGGCGTTGGCCGCGTTGACGCATGTGCCAATGAATGCCGTGTCATTAGAAGTCGACGATGCGATCCCCAGCCACTCCACGACGTTTGCCGACACAATCCATGTGCAGGTAGCCGTAAAGGTAAGCGTGCCAGCCACCGGCCCACGCGCAATGTCGGCGTGAGTCTTCGCAACCATGAGCTGGTCGGTGATG